CACGTTCAGCGCCCGGCAGATTCAGGCGTCGCGCAACGGCATGGCGCCGCTGGACACGACGATGGGCGAGCAGGCCGCCCGCAAGGTCGCCGAGATGGTCGAGAAGCTCACGCTCGGCGTGGCCTCGACGTACTCGTTCGGCGGTGGGACCGTGTACGGCATGGCGAACTTCACCAACCGGCTCACCCGGACGCTCACCGACCCGACATCCAGCGGCTGGACGGCCGCCACGACCCTCGACGAGGTGCTGGCGATGAAGCAGCAGAGCCAGGACGCCTACCACTTCGGGCCGTGGATGCTGTACGTCGCCACCGCCTGGGACCGCTACATCGACAACGACATGAGCAGCTCGTACCCGAACAAGACGCTGCGAATGCGGCTGCGGGAAATCGACGGAATCCAGGACGTCCGCACGGCGGACTTCTTGAGCGACTACGACATGGTTCTCGTCGAGCTCAACCCGGAGGTCATCCGCATCGTCATCGGGCTGGACATCACTACGGTTCAGTGGGACAGTGAGGGCGGCCTGCGGAAGAACTTCAAGGTCATGACCATTATGGTCCCGCAGGTGCGGGCCGACATCAACGATAACACCGGCATCGTGCACGGCAGCGTGTAGCAGCGGCGGTAGCTGCCGCAGCTGAAACCTTGGTCCACGGACAAGGAGACTACGGATGTACTTTCAGTTACTTCGCGGCGTACACGTCGAGCGCGGCGGCAGGACGTATCAGGCCGTCCGCAAGACGGACAAGGCCGGCAGGATAATCTCGGAGAAGCTGCCGGTCGTCGAATCAGACACCGACCTGGTCCGGGCGTTCGGGCCGGAAAAGTTCCGGGCGCTTGCGCCCGACGAGGCACGCATCCTCCTGGCCGGCGGTAAAGCGCCGGAGGCGGCACCCAGCGCCTCCGGCGCGCCGGTTGAAGCCGGCGGCACGGACCAGGACGTTACGGCCCGCTTCCCGAAGGCGGCGGCGGCCGGACTATCCGTGACGCACCTGGCCGCCGGCGGCTACATTGTAGCGGACGCCGAGACCGGCGAAGCGCTCTGCGACGAGCCGCTGAAGAGCCGCATCAAGGTGCACCAGTTCGTCAAGGCGTACACGGAGCAATGAGATGCCCCGGTGGGAACCGAAGCCGATTTGGGCCGGCCGCGACTGCTTCATCGTCGGCGGCGGGCCGTCCCTGCGCGGGTTCGACTTCTCCCTGCTGCGCGCCGAGCGGGCGATAGGCTGTAACAACGCCTTCCGGCTCGGACCGGACATCTGTGACTATTGCGTGTTCGTGGACCGCAAGTTCATCATCGGCCCCGATGGTAAGCCCCGCAGCGGCTTCTACGACGGGCTGGCCGAGTTCGGCAATCCGGTCATAACGTCGGAGCCGCGCCTGCGCGACCGGCCGGAGAGATGGCTCTACTGGTATCCGCGCAAGGCGCGGGGCCTGCACCGGGACGCGCGGGGATACAACTACAACTGCGGCGCGACCGCCATAAACGCCGCGCTGCTGTTGGGAGCGACTACGGTCTACCTGCTCGGCTTCGACATGCACCTGGGCGACAGGGGCGAGCCGAACTGGCATTCGCACCTTATCGACAGGCCGAGCCCGAACGTGTACTTCCGCATGCTGGCGGCGTTCGCACACGTCAAGCGCGACCTGGTGGAGAAGTTCCCCGGCTGCCGCGTCGTCAACGTCAACGACGATTCGGCGCTGAAGTGCTTCCCGACGGTCGGAACCGCGCAGTTCTGGGCCGAGCGGGCGCGCGCAGGAAAGGAGGCGGCCGCCTGTGGCAGTTAGAACGACCGAGTCCGCCGTGCAGGGCATAATCGAGCACGACAGCGGCATCTCGCTGGCCCCGTTTATCGAGGCGGCCAGTGCCGTAGTTACCAAGCACTGCACGGACAGCAGCTTCACGGCGACCGAGCTCGAGCTCATCGAGCGGTGGCTTGCGGCGCACTTCTACGCCGTGCGCGACCCGCGGGCCGTCTCGGAAAAGGCCGGCAGCGTGAGCGAGACCAGGCAGAGCAAGGTGGACCTCGGCTTCGACGTGACGCACTACGGGCAGATGGCGATGCGCCTGGACTGGTCCGGCGCGCTGGCGTCGCTGAACCAGCAGGCCAAGCAGGGCGGCCGCGTGGCCGTCTCGCTCGACTGGATGGGCACCGAATACGAGGACATGGACGACGACTAAGGAGACGTGGCGATGGTTGACTGGATTGTGGCGCATTATGTGGAGATATTCGCACTGCTTGGCGCAATTTACACGGCTGCGCGAATAATCGTGGCGCTCACGCCGACACCGAAGGACGACGAGGTGGTCGGCGCGCTCTGGAGGGTCGTACAGGCGCTTGCGAAGCTTGTTGGGCTCGACCCGCAGCAGGGCCTCCGGTCCGGCAAGGGCAGCGTTCCACCGCCGCCGCCCGCCGGCGTCGCCGCGTTCATTGCGCTGTCGCTGCTGCTCGGCGGCTGCGGCGCAGAATGGCGCGAGGACCCCAAGGCGGAGCTGCTCGTCGCGCAGAAGACGTTCACCGCCGTCGTCAACGCGATGACGGACCTGCGCCGGGCCGGCAAGCTCAACGATGACGACGTGAAAATAGTCGCCGAATTGATTCTCACTGCGCAGGAGGAGCTGCACCGCTGGCAGGCCGCCGTCGAGGCGGGCCAGCCCCCGCCCACGACGCTTGAGGGCTTCCGCGCGGTCCTTGCCCGGCTGATACAAATCGAGCTCGACAAAGGAGGTGCACCATGACCGACATAACGTCGATACTACTCATCGTCAAGCTCGTTGCGGACGGCGTCGGCGTAAGCCGCGAAATCGCCGAGCTCGCAAGGCGCGTGCTGGCCGGCGAGGAAATCACCGAGGACGAAATCGAGCGCGCCCGCCAGGAAATGGACGCGGCAGTCGAAAGGTTCAGGCAGGCCGCAGCAGACAGACAGCAGTAGGAGCAGACAGGCATGACGACTTTACTGGCTCAGCAGGCGCCGCTCACCGAGATAGGCATCGGCGGAATTCTCGCCATTCTCCTCATACGGGAGGCCTTCGGCTTCGTTTCGCGGCGCAACGGCACCAAGGGCAGCGCGGTTACGCGCGAGGAGTTGACCGAGCAGCTACGAATGGTCCAGTTCAAGGACAACTGCGAGCAAATCGTCAAGCGAATCGACGAGCGGCTCGATTCAATCCAGCAGAGCCAAGGGACGTTGTCAAGCAGCCTGGACGAGCTCAAGGAGATGGTCCGTAGCGGGCAACGACAATGAGCATCATATCGCGCATGCTGAAGCAGACGGCCGTGTACTGGGCGCCGGCGGAGAACGACACTGGCGGCGTCGCTGTGGACGACTACGGCCAGCCGCTCTACGCCGACCCGGCGGAGCTTTCCTGCCGATGGGAGGACGCGAACGAGGAGTTCCTCTCGCCGGACGGGCAGCGGCGCCTCTCCAGGGCCGTCGTGTACGTAGAGAGCGACGTGCGTGTCGGCGGACTGCTGATGCTCGGCGAGTTGGCGGACGTGACCGACTCGGACAATCCGAGAAACAACATGGGCGCCCACGAGATACGCGCGTTCTTCAAGACGCCGAACCTCCGGGCGACCGAGTACCTGCGAAAGGCGGTTCTCTGATGGCTGCACTGCTCGAGATACGGGGCGTTCAAAGCGTGCTGTCGTCGCTGGCGGCGGCACGCCCGCGCTACGGCGCGGCAATCGAGCGCGGCCTCAAGAAGGCCGGGCTGTTCCTCCAGCGCGAGAGCCAGAAGATTGTGCCGGTGCAGACCGGCAACCTGAAGAACTCGGCGTTCACGCGCAATGTCGGCGGCAGGGGCGCGGCCGCCGATGTCGTCGTCGGCTACACCGCCGCCTATGCGGTCTATGTGCACGAGGACCTATCAAAGGCGCACGGCCGCGCGTTCAACGTCAAGCACGCGGCCGAAATCGAGCGGGCCAGGGCGCTCGGGCTCAAGGCCGCCACGGCCGAGGGCGGCATGTTCCCGCGCGGCGAGAACCAACAGGCGAAATTCCTCGAGGCACCGGCGCGGACCAAACGCCGCGAAATAATGGCAATCATATGTCGGGAGGCGCGCAAACCTTGACGCTTGCGCGGCGACACTCATGGCCGACCTGCTCATCTACAACAAGGTGCACTGGATTGAGCGGACCGATGCGAAACGCCTCGACATGCTCAAGGCCAAGTACGAGACAAAAAAGGACGGGTTGATTGCGATGCACCGAAAGTTCGAGGGCCACTGGCGCAAAGGCGATGTCGTTGATGTCAAGCCGGACGGCTGGTTCGACAAGCACCCGACAGCCGGGCCATTCATCGTCGTCAAGGCGCCCCAAATGAGCCTTAAGGCCGCTCGGGCGCAACTTCTCCAGGAGGGCGAAATCCATCGGCGAAAGCTGCGCATCAGCAATCTGCCGGATGTGACACACACCGGCGGTAAAATGCCGACCGTCGAAGTCGGCCGCGAAATCGCTACTCTTACGTTGACGGATAAGGAGCCGTAGCGATGGCGACCAAGTTCACAGCGACCGTCAATACGGCCGGTGGCGGGACATCGTATAACTCGCTCAGCGCTGCCGAGGCAGGCTTGCAGTGCGACTTGACAGCCGCGACGACTAAAGTATTCTCGCACGGCGGCATTACCGGTACGATAAACGACAATGCCAGCGTCACCGGCAAGACTTCCGGCGCGACGGCTACAGTGGTGCACTGTACGAGCAGCCAGATTCTCCTGGAGAACATCTCCGGCACGTTCCAGTCCGGTGAGCAGGTCTATGTCACTCAGGATACGGATTACGTCGTCATAAGCGACGCTGGTGACAGCGCCTACGTCTCCATCGAATGTCAGGGCGGAGTGGATTCGACGTACGTGGTTGTGGATGGCTGGACGACCGATTCAAGCCATTACGTTGAGATTACCGTAGTAGCGGGTGAGCGGCACAGCGGAACATATCCGACATCAGGTTATCGTTTGGAGGTTGCGGACCCAGGTGCTATCAGAATCAACAACGATTATGTCAAAATCTTTTGGCTGCCGATAACAGCGACGAACAACGGCGCGGCATCTCGTGGCATCAGAGTCTATTACGCCGATACAATCACAATAGGCTATTGTATCGTACGGGGCACGCGAGGAGCATCGCCGAGCGATGCGCACTATGGTATTTCCGTATTCGAGGGTTCGGCGTCTGTATTTAACTGCATTGTCTATGACTTTCCTAATGGCGGTGTAAATGGGATAGGCCTTAGCAGTCGTGGAACATTGGACGCCTACAATTGCACGGTGCACAATTGCGAGATGGGTTTTTCGTCGTCCTACGGCAGAGGCTCCTGCACCAACTGTGTTATTTTCGAGTGTGATGATGATTTCGATGGCGGCACGATTGTGAACTGCGCCTCCGACGGCGGCGATGGGACGAACGCGCAAACGCTCGATTCATCGGACGGCTACGCCAACGAGTTCGCCGACGCGGCCAATCACGACTACAG